CGGTCAGGAGCCGGATGTAGCCCTCGCCGTAGGTCACCTGGTTCTCGCAGGCGGTGTCGTAGGCTACGTCAGCGTCCGAGATGTACTCGATGTGCCGCACGATGCCGTCGAATATCTCAGCGACCTCTACGTCAGCCTTGTCGTCCACCGGGATGACCTTGCCACTGGGCCGGTTCTGCCGCTGGTCGTTCGTGACCTGCTTGACGTGCTGAGGCAGCTTGTTGATTGTCAGGCATGGCCTGGCGTTGATCGTCTGCCCTTGGACGCTGCCTCGCGTTGCCAGCACATCTGCTGGCCACTGCCATTGGTTGTCGGGACTGCCTGCGGCAAAGCGCAGATCGTCTAGCTCATCCTCGCGGGACTCGCTGTAGGCCGACACAGCCATCGTAAAGCGGCTACGCATGGTGTTCAGATCGTCGGCGTTGCCGCCGGCGACTGACTTAGCCGCTTTGATGTCAGAGTTCATTTCTTCTTGGCGGTTTTGGCAGACTGCACAAACGCCTTAGCTGTCGGCGCTCCCGGCGTACCGGGCTTGCGCATCTTCTCTTTGCTGCCCGCCGCAATACGATCTTGCTTGGCGTTGATGTTCGCGTAGAGACCAGGTTTGTTTGTCATGACCCCATCCAGCTAGTTAGGACGCCTTGCGGCGCGTAAGTTCTGCGCGGAGTTTTGTCCGTGTACTCCCGATGCGCCACCGGGAACGCGAACGTCACCGCCAGCGCGTCAGCAGCATCAGGACTGGCAAGACCTCTTGAGCGCATTTCCTTCTTGCCTTCTAAGAAGATTGTACCGCTAGAGTTAGGCTTTTTGGTTGGCCCCACCAGGTCTGCCTTGAGTTGCCGATCCTCGGGTATGGATGCACTTCGCAGCCAATCCTTCATCGTGCCCCACATCTCAGCCCGCTTGTTGCCCCACATCACCGAGTTCTTGGCCTTCCAACCAAAGTTCACTCCGCGTACCTTATACCGTTGTTCGTTCAGTCTGTCAAGTATACCGTACCCCAGCCCGCCTTCGTCAATCACCGTCAGCACCGGCTTGAACTCCTCGATGGCGTCGATCACCCGACCGACGATGGTCATGGTGTCCTCGCCCGAGTACCGCTTGATGCTCACTATGTCCCGGCCCTGGCGCACCAGTATGACCGTCGAGTCAGCGCCGCCTCGTGCCGGGTCGATCCCTATGACCACTGGCGCCGAACTGTCCTTGTACCGTGGCCGCTTCATCGCCTCGTCCACCACTGTCGGGCTGATGAACTGATCCTCGCCTGCGCTGGGAAACTCACCGTACACCTCGACCTTGGCCTGCGGCGAGTCCGCGCCGTACTCCGCAATGATCTGGTCGTAGACCGCCTTGTCCGTATCCTCGACCGTCCTAGCGTCCACGCTGCGGGCGTTCCAGAACGCCCTCTTGGCGTTGAAGCACTCAAAGAAGTAGCCCTCGTTTCGGCGCGGGTTGCTAAAAGCGAACCAGTACCTGTCGGGCGTGTTCTCTGTAAAGAACCCCGCGCCCACTTCCCATATTGGGTTGGGTATGCCGCTGCTCTCGTCAAAGATCAGCATCATCCCGTCCTGGTTGTGGACGCCCGCGTAGCTGTCAGGGTTCTCGGCTGACCACAGCTTGCCCTCTGCGGCCCAGTAGCGCGTGCCTTTCTTCAGGTCACGCTCGACCAGTTCAGTAATCCACTTCGCTGGCACCAGCTTGGTGGCGCTCACCTCCCACCAGTGCGAGTGCATCGCCATCGCCGCCCACTTGGTCAGTTCTGCCCAGGTCACCGACCGCAGTTGGTTCTCAGAGTTTGCGCTGACCACTACGCTCCCGCCGATGCGCGTGGTGAGCATCCACAGCACCAACCACGACACCAGCGCGCTCTTGCCGATACCCCGACCGCTACTGACCGCTTCCCGTAGGGTGTCCATCTGGACTTTCCCCTTGTTCCGCTGGATGTGCGTCTTGATGTCGTTGAGCACCTCGCGTTGCCATTTGCGCGGGCCTTTGAAGTTGGCCAGCGGGGTGTTCTTCTGCCCCCAGGGAAACACAAACCGTACAAACGCTTCGGGGTCATCCGCAAGCGCGGGTGACCACAACTCGACCATCAGGCGCTGCTCTTCAGCGGATGTGTAGATTGGGAGTTGCATCAGCGGGTAGTCTTGTACGGGTTGGCTTGCGCGTCACGCAACGCCATGTCAAGCAATACCCTGAACTCTGTCGACAGCGTCGGGTCTACATGCGCCGGTGCGCCTCTAGCGCCTTGGTTACCCATAGCAAAAGCGGGCAATTCCCCGCCAGTTGCGCGGTAGCCTAGGTTTTCCTTTACCCAATCAGGCGCCAAACGGCTTGCCATGCCCCCTTGCGCGTTTGATTTTAACAACCTGTCGTAGGCGTCTTTGAACCGCTGTTTGGCCTCCGCGTCTTTTGCGCCTTGCTGATGGTATTGCCGAGCCATCTGATAATCCGCCGCATGCGTCAATTCGTGGATAAGGCTGCGGGGGTCGTTAGACCCGTAGTTTATTGTGACCTCGCCGGTAGCCGGAAGTTCGCGGCCAAAAAAAGAGTTTCGGCTGTACTGCGCGTTTGTGCCCTCCGGCAAGTACCCCTCCTTGACTGGCGGCATAGCGCTGCGCGCCATCAAGTAGTCCGCAAGCTCTTGGTACTGAGGTTGTTCGCTGGCGATCTGACGCATCAACCGAATCTTGTCGTCGCCGCCCATATACCGCAGCTTTTCAAGCGCGTTGTCCGACTTGGGCATCAGCTTGTTAGTTGCCATCTTTGACTTCCTCGACGTAGGTTAGGCGAGCACGGGCTTCTTCAAGCGCGGTGATGACGCTGATCTTCTGATAGACATCAACGCTGATCTCTTGCTTGGCAGTCCAACCGTGGACATGCTGAAGGATCGCCAGGCTGGCCTTGGCGTCGCCGTTCATCGACGCTTCGGACAGTTTGCCTGCATGCGCCATCTCAGCGTCGGCTTTGCCTTTTTGCGCCGCCATCTCGGCGATGGGGTCTAGCTGACACAGCCGCCTGTATTCAACTGGCAGCATGCCGGAGGCCAGAGCCAAACTGTCGCCTTTTAGGCCCAAGCGCGCTGCTTCGTAAATCTGTTGCAGTCGCGCCTCAGTCGCCCTGATCTCCCTAATTTCTAGCGGTAGGGATTTCATGCGCGGGAGTGTATCAGGTTTGTTGCTACTTGTTGTGTTACGGCATGGTGTAGGAAAAAATTTTGTTCGCGGACCCTTCGCCAGCGTGACCGGCCGGTCGCCGGCCCTACCCCCCCCTCTCGAATGCTGCACTGCAACACGTCCATGCCTAGACAACCATTGCCCAGGCAACCATTGCCTAGGCAAATATGCTGCACTGCAACATGGCGCCAGCGCTGCGGCCAGTAGTCACGTAGTCATGGCGCGCGAAGCGCTGCGCGAAGCGCTGCGCGAAGCGCTGCGCGGCGGTAGTCATCCCGTAGTCATAGCAGATTGGAATCCGCGCGCGCGCTGCCGGGCGGTAGTCATGGTAGTCATGGGTTTGAATCGCTGAGGTAGTCCCGTAGTCATGGTAGTCATGACTATCCGGGTCCTATGCGTCCCGTTTTAGTCGCGCTTGGCGCGCGGTAGTCATATAGTCATGGTAGTCATGACTATCCGGCAACCCCTATATACATATACGCTACACACTATGTAGCAAGACATCTACCGATATAGAACAACAGCATGACTACAAGACTACACGCCCGGTAGACCCCATGACTACCGCGCCGACTACCGCATGACTACCCGCACGACTACCGCGCTACCAGGGCGCTGACCCTGTTAGCAGTAGGGTCATACGCTACACGCTGCAAAGCACGTTACACTGTCGGCTGATCGTCAACCCCATGGCGCCTAGGCGCCATCTAGTGGAGTAAACACAATGAACACAATGATCTTTGCGGCGCCGCGCCGATTTATGACTCTCAAGCTTGCAAAAAGCATTGCGGGCAGTCTAGGCAAGCCCAGCAAAATGCCCGGGCTGTCCTACGGTATCAGCGCTGATCTGTGCAAGATCGGCGCAAAACTTGCGACGATCGTTGGCTCAGTCTGCCACGGCTGCTACGCGATGAAGGCAAACTACAAATATCCGTCGGTGAAGACAGCGCACGCGAACCGTGTTGCGGGCCTATCGTCGGTGTCATGGGTTGACGCGATGATCAAACAGATCAGCCACAGTCAGACCGACTATTTTCGTTGGCATGACGCGGGAGACATCCAGAGCTTTCAGCATCTGTTGGACATTGTCAGGATCGCGGAAGCCCTGCCGACCGTCGCATTCTGGATCCCGACCCGTGAATCCGGTCTCATCAAACGCTACGCCGATTGCTTCGGCGCCTTTCCCAACAATCTTTGCGTGCGCGTCAGCGCAGCCATGATTGACGGCAAACCACCGGCCGGGTTTGAGAACACAAGCACAGTACATGCCCTCAAGCCCGTGCAAGGGTTCGCATGCCCTGCACCGACTCAGGGCAACAAATGCCTAGACTGCCGCGCATGTTGGGATAAGACCAACACCAACACCAGCTATCACAAGCATTGAAGATTCTCAGGGCATGCGCCATTAGTGCATGCCCGGACAATCCGGTCCGATTAGGGGCATCGTGAAAGACATCGTTTTTGCTATCGCGCTCGGCCTAGCCGGCGCGCTGTTTCTGTTCTATTCACTCTAAGGGTAAACACCATGATCCGCATTAAATACACCGCTAGCGTATTTACCGGCGCCGGGTGGCGCTCAGTCACCATCGCCGCTGAGGCTGACAAAACCAGCGCCGGCATGGCCACCGTTACTCGCGTTACGGGCATCGACGGCGAGGCGCCCAGCTACAACATGAGCCGCACAGGCGCGAAGCGCCAACAATATAACGGGCAGGCCATCGCGAAACGCGAGATCGGTGCTCGGAAGCGCTTGTCAGCGTGCGCCATCATATGATTGCCCGCGCTGCAGAAAAATTCTCGGATGAGGTTTTTGATCTTTGGGGGTGCCCCGAGCAGGTAGAGGCTCACATGGAATCGGAAGGCTTTAGCGAAACCGAGATAGACGAGCAGTTGCAGCGTCTGGGTTTCAACAGAGTTTACTGCCGGGAGTTTTTTACTGATTGACATGCAATTTATAACCCTGTCATGGGGTTATAGGTGGCATGTTGCCAGACAAGGGGGTACATATGATTAGGATATTTGCACGACATCAGACAGCCGTTGACGGTCAGCACTGGCACATTGTTGCAACCGGGTCAACCATGAAATCAGCGTTGATGGTTCTCAATCGTCGCTGGGAGCTGTCAGCAAGTTACGGGCGTGAATTGTGGTATGACAACAGCAGAGACAGTCGGTTTAAGCGCCTCGCGCCTACACTCTAAGGGTAAACCATGACATTATCAGAATTGTTCGACACAACGACCATTGTCAACCCCGACGACGGGTTGACGGTGACGGTGTTTCCCGTCGCGCTCGGCTGGCTGGTGCGCGTGCGCGGCGACGACCAAGCGACCCTTGGCGGGCAAAACCTGTTCGACAATGAAGCGGACGCGCTGGCTTATGCTCACAAAATTGCAGGCGTTGACGCATGGTTGCGCCTTGGGGGGATAGCATGAAACAACGAATTAGCGTTCTCGCGAGCGCCATCGTGGCGCACGTCTTAGACGGCGGCTGGCTCGGCGCCAGTTGGCCGCTGTACATCAGAGGCCCGCGCCTTAACAACGCGGGCGAATATGAGGCGGCCTACCGTCTCGCGTGCGACCGCTGCTGGCGCCGACGGGGCGAAGGGCTGGAGTTTATCAGTCGGCAGAATTTCGCGCGGGAAGCAGCATGACCCGCTCGTTCTATCACGCTGGCGCCCGCTACACCATCGGCGACTGCGCGACAGTCAACGGGCGGCGGCGCGTCCGGTGGCAGCAATGGCGCCTCATGTCGGGCGCTTATGTCCTGACCCGCAGCGCATGGCTGCCGACACGCTCGACCCGGCGCGACATCATTCAAAATTTATCGGAGATCGTATGATTTACATGAGAATCAGCCCCTGTTCGTGGATGTATAAAAACTACGGACTACAAATCGGTTTATCGTTGACGCCTGATGCGTGTAACGCGGAAACCATTTTTGTCAATCGCAAGGGGATAGACTGCGAAAGCATGCCACGCGCCGAAATGCGGGTACTTGCGCAAGCGATGGCCGACCAGTGGGAAGCCGTCAACGGTGAATCCACGTTGCAGTCTAACGTCATTGAATCCCGCGCAGAGTCGGCACGGTTTGCTCTTGAGTGGGCAAAAGAAGAGAAAAAGGAAGCCGCCGCCCGTCAGCGGCGCGTCGCCAAGTATCGTAAGCAAGGCTACACGCACCGGCTTGCCGGGTGGATTCACCCGCAGTCGGGCGACGATTACCCTGTTGAGTTCTACACCGTTGGCGCGCCTGACGTTGCGCGCCTGTTGGCGCGCTGCACGGTTAAAACGGATTTCACCGTATGCGCGTTCTAATCGCGTGCGAATATTCGGGGACGGTTCGCGATGCATTCATCGCGCGGGGGCATGACGCTATGTCATGCGACATCCTACCGTCCGACCGACCGGGCCTGCACTATCAGGGCGACATTGTCGACATTCTGCACGACGACTGGGGCCTGATGATCGCGCACCCCCCATGCACTCATCTGGCTGTCTCTGGCGCCAAGCATTTTGCAGCCAAACAGGCGGACGGTCGACAAGCGGCGGCGCTGGATTTCGTCCGCATGCTGCTCGCGGCGCCGATACCGCGCATATGCGTGGAGAACCCGGTATCGATCATCAGCACCAAAATACGCAAGCCGGACCAAATAATCCAGCCGTGGATGTTCGGGCATGAAGCCACCAAGACGACGTGCCTATGGTTGAAGGGGCTGCCGCCGCTGGTGCCGACGAACATTGTCGGCAAAGGGGCGCGGCACGTCACCAAAAGCGGCAAGAGCCTGCCGACATGGTACAACCTGCCGCCCAGCGCCGACCGATGGAAGATCCGCTCGGCCACCTTCCAAGGCATAGCGGATGCTATGGCAACGCAGTGGTAACGGCCATCCTTGTGGGCCTGCTGGCCCTATTACTCGCCGCGTTGCTAGACCTCTAACCCGCCGCCGGCGGGTTTTTTACTACCCGCAAGCCGACCTCTAGCGGCGCCTCGACCATATCGCGCAGCTGGCTCTTCGTGTATTTCGCGGCCATGTCGGCGGACACGAACACTTGTTTTTTGGTGGTGTTCGCCTTCGACATCAATCGACCAGCATCAGACCAACCCGCCTCGTTCAGAGCGTGCATAAGCGCGCTGGGGTGTATCCGATGCTGCCCTGGCTGCGTCAAGGCGTCGCAGATGGCATGCCACGGGCCAGCGATCACGCCCAGCGAGAACACGCCTATCCGCGCCTCTATCTGCAATTGCAGGTATTCCTCGTGCGCCGACCGACCGCGTTCCACCATGATGGCCTTCGCTTCCGTCATTGGTGGCGACGCGCCGGGCAGGAACGCCGACACGTCACGCGACGCCAGATACCCGGCGACAATCGCGTTGCCGCCGGCCTCATACCATGCCCACATCGCGGCGCCTTCCGCGTCGGTCATGCGGGGCGCGTCCGACCAAACGCAAAACCACCGGCGGTCGTTCGACGGGATGGATATGGCGGCGCGCTCGTTTGAGAAACACAGAACCCAAATTCTGTTCAGCGCGTTATAAGGGTGCAAGCCTTTGCGGTTCACCGGCAGGTATTCCGGCGGCGCTGCAATGATCGGCTTGAGGACATTCTCCATCGCCCTACGGTCCCGCGCCTCAGCCTGGCGAAGCTCGTTGATCACCATCACCTCGGCTTCCAACGCGTACCCCCACGACGACGATAGCTCTTCGTTTTTGACAATAGATACGTTGCTGCGACCGATAGCCCACAAGAACGGCGCGTAGAGCGTGTCTTTGCCTGACCCTGGCAACCCGCCATGCAGCACCGCATGGTTGATCTTCTTGTCAGCGTGCTGGAGCTTATACGCCAGCACATCTAAGACATGCTCGCGCTCAAACTGTTCGGGTATAAGCCGCTCGACATGCTCAAGCCAGCGCGACGCATCGCCCTCAACGGTCGGCGGCCTAGCGTCGCGCCAACGGTTGCCAAAAACGGCGCCATCCATCGTCGCAAGGACCGACTCACCGGCGGCGTAAGTGACGCCTTGCAGCGTGCGGGCGCCTTTGGCCTGGCGGTTCTCGTCATAACAGACACTGGCGGCTACTTTCGTCTTGCCCTCGCCGTGGATCGACTTGCACGGTATATGCGCGAACACCGCGTTGAACGACTTGCGCATGATCTCGCGTCGCTCCATCATGTCGAAGTACGCATCATCGCTCATAATATAAGCGAAGCGCTCATACCATTCAGCCTTCTCAAGCCGGCCCATCTCTTTGCGGTTGACCTCTCGGATGATCTCGACCGTTTCATCGGGAAACGCAGCGGTCGGCGATATCTTGCCCAGTGCGCCGGCCATCACAGTTGCCAACAGTTCATCGCGCAGGCCGTGCTGGTGGTCTGGCCCGCCCTGCTCGGCCACCCATGTCAGGTAGCGGGCTGACGTCCAGTCAACGCAGTGACCGTGGAAGCACGTATAGGCCCGCGAAACGGGCCTGTAGCGGCCCATCGCGTTGCCATCCGTATGCTCGGCCGCGTTGGGGCAAACGACGCCGCACCAGCCCTCGCCGTTGGCGTTCTCCAACAGGTCGCCACGCTCGGCAATCCACGCCAGCACGTCGTCGTCGCCATCATCTGCGAGGCCGACCGGGCGCATTGTGGCGGTATCGGCCACGCCTGGCGTGACGCCCAGCGCGGCGCAGATATCGCCCACGCTGTACTCGCGGCCGGGGGTGAACTCGACCAGCACCGACGCAAACCCGTTCTTCTGGTTGATGCTGCCTGGCAGTCTGAAGTTGCGCACCGGGTTGCATGCGCCTGGATCGGTGTAGCCGGCGGCAGCGATGGCCTTGATTGCTGCCGAAAACTCGCCGACCGTTGGCTGTTCGTTGAACGCATACCCCCACTGATAGTTACCCGGCGACGTTTCCATGATCCACGTCGGCGGCAGCGGCGGCGTCTTGCTCTTGGTGCCAATATCGTCCAACATCATTGCTAGGCAATGAGTGCAGTTAGACGCAGATGCCGACACTCGGCCATCCACAAATCTCGACACGATAAAACTGCCGGTATTGCAGTACCACGACGCCTCGCCGCGCCATTTTTCCGGCAGATATGCCGGCCAAGTGTTGTCTTTTTGTTTCACCACCAACGCGGTTTCACCTTCAACCGCTAGAGATGCGATATAGTTCAGCACTCACTCTCTCCTTTTAGGGCGCCTTGCAGGGCGCCCTTTTTTTAGGGCTTGCCGTAGCGGGCCATCACTTTGATGTCCACGTTCAGCGGCAGGCCGGGCGCCCATGCGGGCGGGGTACACATCACTCGACGCAGCGCAGCTACGTCGGGCGAAGCGGTTTCGATGACGATCTCATCGTGGACAGTCAACACAACATCCTCGACTTGGCGCAGCGAGTGCCGCAGCAGATCGTTGGCCACGGCTTGACAGATGTTCTCTGCAGCCAGGCCGCTCCAAAGACGCGCTCGGGGCCACTCAGTCGCGTTCTGCGCGGGTTTCCACGCACATTTGGCATACGAAACACCGTCGGACTCAAAGCGCGCATAGGGGTAGCATAGTACCCTGCCGCTGGGCAGCGCGTACCACAGATGGGTGCCGTCAAACAGGTAAAAGACGCGGCCAGCGGCGAACTCCTGATTCGGGTTGCGCATGGCGCGCATGTAGGCCGACTCCAGCGCCTGCCAGTACCGCACGGCCCACTGGTTGGCGCGCCGCCAAGCGTCCACGGTGCGCTTCGCAGCGGCCTCGGGCAGGTGGACACCATAGGCCCTGCCCATAGCGGCAAACGCTCCGACGCCGCCGCCATAGCCGCAGGCGAGCACGGCGACCTTGCCGATCTGGCGCATGTCAGGCGTAACGTCAGGCGTCTTGAAGATGGCGGCGGCAGTCAGAACGTAGATGTCCTGACCGGAGCGGAACACATCAAGCACATCCTCGCCGTTGCCTGATAGCCACGGGTTGCACCGGGCCTCGATGCCCGACCAGTCGGCCACCACGAACTGCTTGCCGGGTGCGGGTATCAGCGCAGGCCGGAGCATGCTCTTGAGCACATCGGTGACGCGCTTGCCGAAGGCCGGCACGATGGGAACATCGGCCACCATCGCATCGCGCACCTGCTGCGGCTCCTTGGCACACTTGCGCGTGAAGTTGTGCACTTGCAGGCCGTAGCTGGACAAGCGGCCAGTGGCAGCGCCGCCGTTGAAGACGAACGCACCGCGCACGCGGTGGTCTTCCTCATCGGCCAGCGCCGCCATGCGCGCAAACTTGGCAACGGACGACGCCCAGAGATCGTCGGCCGACTGGACAACCTCGCGCACATCCGGGTCGAGATCGTCGCAGGCCAGCAGGTTGGCGCGAACCGTCTTGTCGATGCTGATCTTGTCCTCGACCGTCATCAGCTTCAACTGCTCGGGAGACACGCGGTCTTGCACCCACTGACGCATGCGCGGCGAGCGGACGGACGTCACGGCGCCCTGCGTCACCTTGGCGACAGTGTCCTGTATCTCAACCAGTTCAGCACTAGCGTAGCGCACGGCAGAACGTGCTAGCTCAACATCGACTAGCACGCCCCGGTCGTTGATGCGCTCGTTGACATGGTAGTCAAGCAGTTCATCGTCGGACAGCCCGCGCATGCCCTTGCTGATCGCTCGCATGGCGCGGACATCTTGCGCGCAGTAGTCGAACAGTTCAGGCAGCAGCGCGGTGTTGTAGGGTGGTATGCAGCACTGGCGCACTAGGTGGCCACCGCGATGATCCTTGCGCATAGACGCGCCGGCGAAGCGGCCAGCGTCTTCTAGGCTGCCAGGCGCACAGTTGGCGCGGGCCTGCGCGGCGGTGCAGTAGAACTGCTCCAGCGGGTAGTCCTGCTGGAGTACGTACCAGAAAATGAGCCGCTCGAAAGCGGCGTTGTGGGCGCGTATCTGATGGCCTGTGAAGTCAGGCAATGGGCCGCCGGTCCACATCTGAACCTCGCCGTCATCGTACGCATAAGCCATGCACAGAACCTCTGTGGTCAAGCTCTGCGCATAGTTGTAGACGCCTGCGCTTTTTAGGTCGCAGGCGCTACGCGTCTCAAAGTCAACCCAGATCACGGATAAGCCTTCTGACTTTAAGCTGCGCAAACTTTGCCTCGACCAGTTCATCGGGCAAATCTTTTCCAGAAACACCTAACCGCGCGGCGAGCTTACCCTTGCAAGACATACGCCTACCCTTATCAGTCTTGCACCATTTCGCGCGCGTAATACGGTATTTAGGTGTGTATATCTTCTCTGGATTTTCTGCAAGTGTTTTGGCAAACCACTTTTGCCGAACTTCTATTTTTTGTGCGCGTTGTTCTTCAGTAAGGTTTTCTCTAGCTAGCTTACACTTGGCCTTGAACTCTGGCGTATCCTTGACCCTTGCATATCTCCTAGAAGACGCCTCTAATTTATTTTTTCTCCTGCGCTCTATCTGTTCAGGCGTCATTTTCAATCACCAACTGTTTGCTGTTGAGAAAAATCTCTCTCGCCAACTCAAGCTGTTCAGCCTTGAGGAACTTGCCTGAGATGTTGGCCAGTTCACCAGCAGTCTTCAGATCGACTTGCCCTGCTCTGACTTGCTCATACAAGTCACTCATGTCTTGCTTAATGTCGGATAGTGTTTTCATTTGTTTACTCTACTAATAGGGGGCGCTTCGGCCCCCAATCCTCTTATGCCCGGCGGCGACGGGTCGGCTCGGCAGGTGTATCGGCAGGCGTAGCCTCTTCTTCGCCTTCCATGCCGATCCAAGACTGCACATCAAACAGCGGCGTGTAAATCTTGCCGTACGACTTGTGCTGGT